GTTGGATATAACCTCCCACAAACAATAAACTTCCCGTCCAAGCAAGTGATTTAATGACACCCGTTATAGTAGTGTCAAAGTTCGCTTGAAATGGACTGTAAGCAGTGCTGATAAAACAAGAATTACTGACAATCCCAGAAAGAGTGAAACCATTACTGTCTGTTAGTGTATCAAAATCACCAGCAACAAGCATTGTATCACCCGCATAAAACCCATTAAACTCAATCATAGAATATATAACCGCAGAATTACCCGAAATAGTCCAAGTTTGTATTGTTGCCCCCGTGCTAAGGTCTAATTCATATATAGCACCCGCACCTCCCAGAAAGAATCTTCCAGTAGAAGTGTGTAATTGACAATATATCGTCGTGTTAATACTGCCGAACGGTTGAATGGTAGGTGGATTTGTTCCCGATTTGTTGATGAGGGTTGCCGTTTCCTTTGGATAAGTGGGTGCGGGGACAGATTGTGTAGGTGATGTTGCTTCAATCGTGCGGTTAAACTGTAAGAGTTTGGAATCCGCACTAACTGGGTTTGCAGTGAGAGAGGTAAGAGCGGTATTGACATTCACGATGGGGTTGGTTGCCGTCCCCGTCATGTTAATGTTTGTTCCCGCACCGACAGAGGCGACTCCACTACCACCCGCTACGATACTGCTCCAATTGTAATCTGTTCCGTTGAGATTCACCTTCTGGTAGTCCATCGCAAGGTATTTAGAACCGTCTGCATTGCTTGTCATTTTGATACCGTTCTTTGTTCCATCAGTAGAACCGTTGTCATTGAGTAGAAGTTGAACGCCATTCGTAAAGTTCGTGCTGGATAGGGTTGCCGTGTTGGGGAAGGAGAAGTTGCTGATTCCATTACCCGCATTCGCTACTTGTTGAAGGGTGAGAGATGTAGCACCGGGTGCTCCCGTTGCTCCTTGTGCTCCCGTTGCTCCAGTAGCACCCGTCGCTCCAGTCGCTCCAGTAGTACCCGTTGCTCCAGTTGCTCCAGTAGCACCCGTTGCTCCAGTTGCTCCAGTAGCACCCGTTGAACCACCGCCACTATTCGCTTTTACCCACGCAGTAGTAGCCACCCTTGTATCATTTGCGGTAGAATCCACGGTAGGGGCTTTGACGGTAGTAGCAAAGGACATATCCACATTTGCATTCGCATCAGCAATAAACATTGCAGTTAAATCCGTATTAGTAATTACAAAATCTTGGGTTCCACCGATAACCACTGCGGGTTGAGATGCACCTCCAACTTTGGCGTTGCCCGAGAAGGATTTGCCAGAGAGAGCTACATTACTGGTAAGGTAGTTAAGGGTTGAATTGATAACTGGATTGGTTGCACTACCCGTAATAGTGATGTTTGTATTGCCCGAAGACACGCTATTTACGCCACTTCCACCACCACCCCCGCCGATAAGAGACCACACGGGGGTAGTTGGCTGAGGGGGTACGTTTGTGTTGATTGCGGTTGATTGATACGCTAATCCAGCATATTCCACTGCATCACCCACAACATATGTCGTAGTTGGATTCCACTGGGCGTAGGACATTTCTATCTGTATAATAGAAAAAATCTTAGACCAATTAGATGGCGGAGGGTGGAATCAAAGAAGTAAGACAGTATCCTCTGGGAGATGATGACATTCGTAAGATACTGGGGAGCGATATTAAGATTTGGAATTATCCTCAATTGAAAGGGCTACGAAACATTAATGAAATGTTTGATGCAAAGGGTAGGGCGATTCTCTTATTCCCTAACACGAGTCCTACGTCGGGTCATTGGACTTGTCTTATCAATCGTCCAAATAAGATAGAGTTCTTTGATAGTTATGGTGATGCTCCGGACACCGCCCAAAAAGATGGAATGACAAAGAGCCGTTTAGAAATGCTTGATGTAGAGCGTCCATATTTGACAAGGCTCTTACGTGCAAGTGGAAAGCCAGTTTTTTACAACAATAAACAGTTTCAGAGGGAATCTGGTAATGTGGCTACGTGCGGTCGCCATTGTTGTGTGAGATTATTATATGCACCATATTCACTTGACAAATATAACAAGATTATAGAGTCCAGTAAGTTATCCCCCGACGACTTTGTATCTGGTATAACCTACGATAAGCTTAGAAAATAATATCTACTATTGGTATAGAAGATGGCTTACAATCGTGGCTCATTTGAGACAGTGGGAGGCAGTCAGTATCAGCCAGAATACTTGTATTACAATTGCGATATTGTGAATAACAACACGCAAGATTTGGGGTCTGCTAATAATGCAACAAGTAATCTGAAGGCTACTGCTGACCCGCAAATACGTTTTAATGAAACCCGTGATACGGCACTCCTTAAAGACGCATCCCAGTATGAGTTCTCTATTATCCGATTTACAATGAATGGTGCGAATCGTGATTTACCGCTTTTTATTCCTAACATAGAGGTAGGGCAAACAAATGTTAATCTAACCACCTATGGTGTTGCCCTCACCTATCAGCAGTCGTGGAATACAAACCTCGGAGTAGTATCCTTTAATGTATCACCTATTCCTACATTCGTGCAATATGTACCCGAAACACAGAACCCCGTGTTAGCCCCTACTCCACGGACTCCATTGGAAGCACAAGACCTTAGCACACGTTATTACTGGGTTTTAACGTATCAGCACTGGGCGAATCTAATTAATACTACATTACTACAAGCTCATCAATTGCTCTACCTCACCTTCCAAGTGAAATGGGCGGAAGTAGCTGGTCTTACCGACCCTTTTCCTTATCCAACCTTTGCATCCTTCCAAGCCGTCGTTCAGACACCTCAGATTGTGTATAACACTTCTACCCAACGCTTTACGGTATATGGAGATAGTGATGGATTCGGACAACGTCTTACTACCTTTACTCCTATCCCTTATGTGGCTGGAACGGCTGGTGTGGCTACTGCCCCTCACTTACGGTTCTTTATGAATACAAATATGGGTGGTATCTTTGCAAACTTTGCAACTATCTACTGGAACGTTCAGACACTAAACAGTTGTGGTATTACATATGATGGGATTACGTACGGGGCGTTTCCATTGGGTGTTCCCGAGGGTTATGTGTATGAACTGACGTTTAGCAACAAGTTTTATTCAAATGTGGCGGATTACCGCATTCCTCCTCAGTCGGGTAATCCCCCACTGGGTTTTGTTCCTCTATTGGCTCAGAAGGTCTATTGGTTGAACGAGCAAGATTATAAGAGCGTTGATTCCTTGTGGTCGCCTTGCTCTTCCATTGTATTTACTACTACGCTCATCCCGATTAAGACCGAATCTGCCTCTGCTCCGAACATTCTTGGAGGTTCTACATTGGGTAATTCTGCTCCCACTACGGCTTCTGCATTTGACCCCATTATTACGGATATTGCATTGGATACGCAACCGGGTGGTGCAGACCTCTATCGCCAGTTCATCTATTATGCTCCTACGGCTGAGTATCGTATGTCTTCTATGTCTCCTTCTAAACAAGAGCTCCGCAACATTGACATCCAAGTGTATTGGAAGAACCGTCTTAACAACCAATTGTATCCGTTGAATATGTATAACCTCTCCAGTGTGAGTATTAAGGTTATGTTTCGTTTGAAAGGGGTGGTAGGCGGTAAGTAAGAACTGTCCGGCGGGGGGAACGGGATTATTTTGTCAGATTTTCCTATAGCATCAATTCTATAGAAACTTCTCGGATTTTTCCCGTTCCCCCCGTTTTCTAAATCTGATAGGTTTTTGAGATAATACTCTCAAAAGTCTATCCGACCCTACGGGGGTGATTATTTCCGTGTTTTTTTATTCTGATGCATCAGTATAAGAATGAGTGCCGACATTGAGAAACTCGCCGTGCTGGATTCACGTATCGTTCAATCTCGTCCGAAGTTTGCAGTGGAAAAAGGTGCCCTCTCTCTAACGAATGCTCCTTTTAACGCAATTGCCGCCACAGCGAGTCAGCATACTTATAACGTGTATGTCCCGTCAGAAAATGTTTTTGTTGATAGAAAAGTGCTATGGAGCTCCCTCTGTCATATGACGGCTACCCTCACGCTGGATACCATCCCCGCCGTCGGTGATTCCCTCGTCGTCCCGGGTCGTGATTTTGCTCTTGCTATGCTCCCGTTGAACTCCCTTTGCTCCACCATTTCGGCCACGATAAATGACACAACTTCTGTAATCAACAGCCAAGACGTTATGTATCCCATTCTTCGCTTGGCTGACAAGAAGAAAAATCGTCTTGTTCGCACTGCCCCGACAATGATGGATAAGTGGGCTAACTACAATGATGCTTTCGGTTGCCTCGGCAATCCTCTCCAAGCATATGATGGTACCGTGGAGTATGACAACGTGAATAACGGTGCAATGGCTTCATTGGTTTTTACTGACTCAACTGGTACTCCTCTCGGCACGGCTTCCCCAGCCTTTGCTGGTGCTACTTATGCTTGTGTCAATGGTATTCCCGTCTTTGCTCCCGCCGTGAATGCTGGTCTCGTCCATACTATCTACTTCCGTTGGCGTTCTACTGAGCCGATTGTCTTGTCGCCTTTCGTATTTGCAGATGAGTATGAATGGGATACGGGTCTGTTCGGCATTAACAACATCCAGTTGATTATGAATCTTCAATCCACTCCTAACCGTGTTATTCGTCAGTCAGCCCGTGCTGGTCGTCGTCTGACGGATGTTAATTACAACAACAACGTCCAAGGAGGCCAAGTCTTTCAGCAGAGTCAGTTGAACGTACAATTCCTTACTCCTTCTCTTGACGTTCCCCTACCACCGAAGTCAGTAGTGCCCTATATGGAGTTCCCTCGTTATATTACTCAGTACCAAGGCTCCCCTATTGTCCCGGGTGCATACGGTCAGATTCAGTCCCAGACCATTACTCTCCCTTGCATTCCCGATTTGTTGATTGTATTCGCTCGTCCTTCCAACTATGGTCTGAATGATGCTGATTGGTATTTCCCTCTTGCTTCAAGGAATGATGGTGTTGCAAATCCCCTATCGGTCAATTTTGATAACTTCTCCGGGCTTTTGAGCTCTTTCACCACGGAGCAACTGTATAATATGTCCGTGAAGAACGGTTTGGATATGGATTACAATAACTTTATCGGCCAAGCCCACACCTCAGCTGGTTCCTACCCCTCTCTCCCGGGTGCATCCACTGTTGCGGGTGCTCTTGCTAACTATTCTGCTCGTCAGCAAGGCCAAGTTGTTCCTCTGGTCGGTTCCGTGTTGGTTCTGAAGCCTTCTCAAGACATCACTCTGCAGTCGGGTCAAGCCCCTTCGCTCGTCGGCAACTTCACTCTGCAGTTTAACCTTACTGTTAAGAACACATCTGATATCGCTCAGATTCCTCAGTTGTACGTCATCACTGCTAACTCGGGCTTCTTTGAGAGCATTCGTGGTTCATCTCGTATCATTAAGGGTGTTCTGTCCGAGCAAGACATCATCTCCGCTCCTCTTGCTCCGATGGGTGTCCGCTCCGAGCTTGACCGTATGGTGGGTGGCTTCTCCTTTGCATCTCTCGGCAACATCTTATCTAAAGCAAAGGACATCTACTCCAGCACGAAGCCGTTGGTTTCAGCCGTTAAGGGTCTGCTCCCCGAGTCGGGCTTTCTCGGCTCAGTGAAGTCTGGTCTTGACACTGTCGGCTACGGCACGGGCGGTGGAACTGGTGGTAAGAAGAAATCATTGGCTTCCCGATTGATGTAATCAGAAATAAAATCTAAACCCAAAGTATAAGATGGCTTCAGCAGTTCAATTAGGTGGTGCTCCCGCAAGTCCGCTATTCCTTCGTTCCGGTCTCGCTACTATTCTGACGGGTGCTAAAGTTGCCGTCGTCGCAGATTTGGATATTACTGCTTCTTCTATTGTTGTCTGCTCGGGTTCGGGTGCGGTAGATGCTACTGCCTTTACTTTTAGCGTTTCGGCTCTTACTGCTGGTGCGTCTTTTACAATTGAATCCAATGCCAATGCTACTGCTGATAAAGTAGTCAGTTGGGCAATTCTCCGCTATTAAGCGTTCTATTCCCTTATTTGTTATATCAATATAAAACAGAAGATGTCTTATCTTGATGTAGTAGCTACAATCAAAGGTTGTATCCATTATCCACAAATTACTCTTACTGGTTCTACTACCCTAAAGGGTTCGGGCTCTGCCGAGCCCTTTACCAAAGAACCCCTATTGCAAGAGAGTTTGCAGAATAGGGGTCATCTTTCC